TCAATTGCGCTCTCTTCTCGCAAGACGTTCCAATTAGACTCATAAGAACCTTCATCATTAAAACGTCTTCGTCTATATAGTCTTTGCATATGAATTGAATCTCTTCGTCCTTCAGTAGACAAAGCCAAAAGTTTAGACAAATGATTAGCTTGAGAAGTCATTTTAAAATCACTTCCACTGTATTTCATTCGTGTATTTTCAATAGAATTTAATTGTCGCTCAATCCAAATATTTTTCATTAAAATTGCTATAATATTAATTTCTTCTGGAGTTAAATCAACATTATATGTAGAAGTATCAACAATACTTATTTTATTCTCTAAATCTTTATTTACAATAAAGCCCTCCTAGGGCTCTTGCCCCAAAGGATAGCTATTCTATTGTAAAGTATAATTATAAAGACTAAAACGCGGAAATTCAAAGCCCGGTAAGGCATCTAATAAAATTTTTTGTAAATCTCTTAAAGTTTCTTCTGGGGTAATTTCTAAATACATATCATCTGTAACTTTCCCTAAGAAACTATTGTATATAATCGTGAAAGGCGTTGCCATTTTTTAATAGCCTCCTTTCAAATATTATTCTTCTACCTTTTTCTTTATAACGCGTCTTTGCGGAGTGGCGGAAGCCTCTTCAACTTCTTTTTTTTCTGTTACGCGTCTAGTAGGAGTCTCATTGGTTTTTGTATCTTCCTTACTTAATTTATCATTCTTAATAGCAGCATCTACATCGAAACCTAAGACTTTTTGTATTGCTATGCGCTTATTATAGTCATTTAAAGGAAGGTCTACCGCATATTTCTTAATTAAATCAATAACACCCATAGGAGCAAAATCAAGACAGTCTAAAAATTCATCTAAACTACCATTTAATAGCAGATTTTTAATTTGATTCTCATTTAAGAAATATTCAGGTTCTGGTCGTAAGTTAAAAGAATTTAGAATTTCTGCATTATTCCCTATTTGTAAATAATTATAAATTAAATCAGGGCCGCCGTGTTGATAAGATAATTGGCGCAGCTCCTCATAAGGAATATTTTTTACTTCGCCAGGGTTATAGGACTGATGGATTTTATTTCCATTATATTGTACCGTATATGCGACTTTCGCACTACTACGATTTTTTACTTTACACATTGTATTAGCATTTAACATTTTTAATCATATCTCCTTTTTCTCTAAAATAGGGGGAATAAATATTCCCCCTATTTAATTATAAAATTTTTAATTAAGGCTCATCAGTAGCACTGCTATCGACAACATCAATGTCAGTATGAACGGCATCAATACCAGCATTTAAGTTAAGAGCAGTAATATCCATGTTACTTAAAGAAGTATCACGATATACGCAAATATCATTAGTCATAAGAGCGGCTACACCGACTTTCTTATAAATATGAACATCGCGGCTCCAGTCATGATTTTCTTCTTCACGAGTTAAAGTATCGCCTTCGAAGACTACCTTGACAGGCTTAGCATTTCCACCGGGCATAATCCAGCACCAAGAGGCATCTACAGTCTTACGGCTATTAGTTTCATCTCCAATACCATTAGGCATGATAACAACATTACGACCCTTATAATTAGCAAGACGGCCATTTTGCCATAACTCAGCTTTCATAGCTTCAGTATAACGCCAAGTGTCATGAGGAATCATTTTAGCAGCGAACTCCATAGTGCAGTAAATGGTAGAAGGACCATAAGCGTCTGCAATATAAAGTAAGCGGTCAAATTCAGTTTCATCAAAGTCGTTAGAAACAACAACATTATTAGTAGGAAGCTGATTAATGGAAGCACGAAGAGCAGCACCAATTTCATGATAAATCAGTTCATCCATACCTTCCATAACGATAGAAAGCATTTCGGCCCAATCAACACGACCATCTAAGAACTCTTCAAGAGGGATTTGAACAGCAGTACCGATAGCACTGGTAGGAACTTCAAAGCTCTCTTCTCCACCAAGCTTCCAAACCTCATAAACACCAGCCATACCAACACGGGTTACGAATTGTTTAGCACGAGTGCGGGCACCAGAAAGCTTACGACGGAATAACACACGATCGCCCTGAGGAACGGTCTGAACCTCAGCAAACATTTGATAATTCTCTTGAACTTTGCGAGGAAGAACATCATCAACCGCACGTTCAATCAGAGAATATACTTCATACTTATGCTCGCGGAAATGGCGATAATCACCAACAAACTCATTAAGCTCTTTCCGCAGAGTATCATTTAAATCCTGATAAGAATAATTAGTACCATTGAAACTATATGCAACTGGAGCAGTAGGATTAGCTCTTGCAATAGTATTCATTAAAGAAACTAGATCATTATATTGTAAAGCCATTATTCACTACACTCCTTTCTATTAAGCAATCCGCATAAGCTTTACAGCCTTCTGACGGTCGGGTAAAGTATAAACCTTAACAACTTGCCATTTCATAGCATTAGTATCTCCGCTCTTGGACAGATAGCCATCAGCGCCAGGGGCAAGGATATCATTTACTGCGAGAGTTTCTTCAGCCACGCAATTGGTAGTATAAATATCACCAACATTAGTCTTGAATACACGAGGTACCATTCTAGTTCCTTCAGGCATAGCCTTGGGAACTTCCCACTGAGTAATATGGAATGGATCATCAGTAGAATCAACCTCATAAGGATCAGCAGGAGTTACAACACCAGTGTAATCGCGGGCACGAGGAGTACCAGTTAAATCACCAACTGGGCTATAAACACGAGCCATATAATCGCTCTTAAGCATAGCGAAATCATTATAATCTTGATGATCTCTATAAAGTTTAACTTCATTAAACACCATCATCCACTCACCGGCGCCAACAAAATCAACAACACCAGTAGCATAATCATATTTTACGAATTGACCGTTCTCAAGAACATCAATATTAGCAGCAGCAGGAAGTTGAGCATAAATCTGACCAGTGCGTTGCGCACTCAGATGATTAGGTTCAACCTGACCATAACCGCGCTCTACATAAGTAGCCTTTGTACTTAAACGAGTCTTAGCCATTTTATTTCCTCCTTTAAATTAAATTCCTTTTTCTGCAACTACTTCATTGATAGCTCTAATCCAAGCTGGAACTTCTGGTTCAGAAACGATACCATCATTTAAATTATAAGTAGTTACATCTTCTTGTTTTTCTTCTAAAGCGAAATCAAATCTTTTATTCCGCACACATATTACTGACAATTTTGCTTCAATGTCATCAAGGGTATAAGTATCAATATTTTTAATAACATCAGCTTTATCTTCGTCAGTTAGCATAGAAAAGCTATTAATCATATCTTGCTTAGCTTTTCTATCTATAGCCATCTTAAAAGTTCTTAAAGAAGCAACTTCACTTTCAAGCTTTTTATTGTTATCCTCAAGAAGCGCGTATTGCTCTTTTAAAGTATTATATTCTTCTTGTAATGCGGCATATTCTAAAGCATAATCTTTCTTCTTTTTCTTATTTTCCTCATCATCAGAAGAATCTTCTTTTTCTTTTACATCAGTATCTTCTTGTTGTTCTTTATCCTTTTCGTCTTCAGTTTCTTTCTTTTTATATTCGTCAACTACAACTTCGGGATTTTCTTCAACAATTTCAGGAGTCATATTTTCTTCCACTTTTTCTCCTCCTTCTTTAAGTAATTCTTTTAATTCTGTAAGCATAGTAAAAACTCTTTCTTTAAAATCATCATTTAAAGAAAATTGAGTCTCTTCACCAGAAAAGCTTGCACCTTCAAAACAAGGCTCATGCTTTTCTCCTAAAATAACTAAACTTTCTACTACTGCGTCATTAATAATAAAAAACTATGGTTTTCCATATTCATCTTTTGCCCAAGTAGCATCTAAAGTTTTATCATCTAGCTCCATAGACTAGCCCTTTCCTTCTTCTATTAAAGCTTTTGCTTCTGGATAAGCATTAGTCCATAACCATCCTTCTGTACATAAGTAAGTTCTAGTTTCTCCATCATCATCTAAGAAATCTTGATACCATACCTTTGCATTTATATCTACAAACCCATAAGGACGGGTATTACTAGAGAAAATAAATTTTCCATTTTCATAACCTTGAAGTTTGCGGTTATGCTCTTCAAAATCATTTTCTTCTTTGTTAAAATAACCAGCTATAATAGCTCCTCTTAAAGAAGGAGCCATTTTAATACCGGTTTCTTTTGTAATAATGCTTTTATTTCTATTAGGACTATCCTATACATAGCAAACTTTAACAGTACATTTACTGATTAAAGGACTATGTTCATAAGGAGCGATGTCAATTAACTCAATAGAACCCATAATAGGTTCACTCTCATGTCTTGGCATTCTTTAGCCTCCTTTAATTTAATGATTCTCTATTGGCCAAAGTCTTGTCGCTCTTTTCACTATCTGGTTTTTCTGGGCGACCTGCTTCTTTAGAACTATTATTCTCTATAGAAACTTGATTTTTAGTTGAATTCTTTTTATCTTTTCTGGCCAAAATTTCACTACCGCTCAGAGTAGAACTCATAATAGGTGGAATCATAAGAGAAGGTAAATCTAAAATTTCATTTTCAAAATATGCGCTATGAAGAATGAAACTTTGTGACTAACCAAGAGCTATCTGTGGCAAAAGTTTAGAGTTACCAGTAGTAGCCTATTCTTTATACATCTTAGATAATTCTCTATAATTATACTAAGTAGTTTCTAACATATAAAATTTAAAATTGTACTTTTTCTTATTCGCTGAAAAAGCACTTGTTACTCTTGTAAAAAACGCATTGAACTATAGCAATAAATTTCTAATAGTTGATTCATCTTGCAATATAGAATTAGTTAATGCTAAATTACCTTCTGCATTAAAGATATTCTATGAAGTACCAAAACCATTATATACGGTACGCTCTACCTTTTTTAAATCATCAGTGGTAGTGGCAGTATTACTGTCGGCCATATCTTCAACTTTAACATCAGCAAAAGTAGTTAAAACATCAACACCAATAGCATTCCGCATCATTTCAACAGCATTTTTATGTATATCTCTAGCTTCTTCCACATCAAAAACTAAATCATCATTCTTATCTAGTGGTAATTTTTGAATAAGAATTTTTAATAATTTTTGCATTTGCTTCTAACGATCTAACCCTTGAGCCGCGTCTAAATCCATAATGGCGGGAATAACATTAGCAAAAAATGGAATCTCTATATTATTATACATAGAAAAACGAATCGTACTTCCTAAACTTAAAGGATACCAACCATCATTAATATAATATGGAGGATCTTTTAATTTATTTTCTTTATAAAGTTTATATGCTTTATAAAATTCAACAGGAAACATTTTTAGAACTCGCATACGATATTCATAAGTAGGAAAAGCTGTATCAAAATATCTTAAGTTAAATTCAACAAGATCTATTCCATTAGAACTATAACGTGTTCTACAATAATTAGCTGGTAGTTCCTACAATATTAACTTATCTGCACTAGGTACAATATAAGCATAATAAGCACCTTCTCTAATTACTTTTAAAGCTATTTCACCACATAAACGCTTTATTTCAGAGTCATCTAAAAATCCTAATAATTTAAAAAAGTCTTTTTCTACTTTTTCACTATTAATATTTTTATCTAAAATTTCTGCCCCTACATACCAATCATATCTATACATAAAAGCATAATAATGACACATATTACGATATAAACCACTAGTATTATAAAAATAATTTGACATTTTGCGCAAAGTGGGTATATCGCCTTCAGCTAATGCCTTTAATACATCTGACTTTAAATATCTCGCAGTCCTTGTTGGTGTATATAAAGTATCCATAGCTAAAGTTGCATTTTCTATATATTTATTAGTAACTTTTATGCGTCCATAGTCAGTAATAGCTCTACCCATATCAAATCCTTTATCATGGATTTCTTTTTGTCTATCTTCCATAATTTTTTTTCACCTACCTCTTTAACAATATCCTGCTTTATTCATAATATAATCATAAGAGATAAGATTTTCTTCGGTATAAGGAACTTCTAATAATTTAATATCATGCAAAGCGCAAAATCTTCTTTTTTTATTATCATTAAACTACTATTGATAAAGACCTTTTTTACCGCCAAATTTAGAGCTAGCTTCATAATGTTGTTTTCCTTGATATTCAATTAAAAAATCTAAATTGCCATCATCATCAAAAACTGCAAAATCAAAGCGCAATGGACGCCCATTAGGACTATTTAATCCTGCAAAACTATATTCTTCAACAAAATTTAAACCAGCTTCTTCTAATATCTCATGAATTTTTATTTCACCACGAGAAGCTAACATAAACTTCACCTCTCTTTATAAAGTAAAAATGATATAATATAAAAATTTAGATTAGTCCAAAAGCTGTCAGTTAAAGAAATTCCAATCTTTCGCATTAAACTTCTTTCTGCGCTTTTTCCCTTCTTCTTCTTTCACTATATAATATATACCATATTCCAAAGCAGATACTTTATCCTTTTTGATATTTTTATTTGCTTGTTTTAAAATAATATTAATACCTTCGTTTTCTTCGCGTAAATTCATTAACTCTTCTTTTAAGATAGAAGTTAAAACAAAAGGATTTAAATATTCTGCTCTTTGTTTATCTGTCATACTCTAGCCTACTTTAGTAGCTAGCATTTTAGCTTTGGCAGTCCTATCATCAATTAAGAATTTTATTTTCCCAGAGCCCATTTGAGCTTGAAGCGTAGTATGAGCTTCTGTATTAATTGGCGCGCTAGCCTTTATAATATATAAAGCATCCTATTCGCATATATTAGTTCTATATTTTTTATATTCTGCCGCCGCACCTTCGTAAGACCCACCATAAACCCCAAAGTCAGGATAAGTTTCTTTTGTATTTGGATTAATTTGCGGTTTGACTAAATAATCAACTAAACCACCGCCAATACCATTACCATCAATAACCACTCTGCGGGCTTTATATTTATAAAATAATTTCTTTATTAATATAGCTTGATCTTCAAAATGTTCAGCAGTAAAACTATAAATATAAACTAAAGATTTTATTGCTGCTCCTTGCGGCTATGGGCTTACCTTAAATACACAAATAACAGTATTATCACCTTTACGACCTACGTCTACAGAAAGAATGTAATATTGCTATTTACTTGTTCTACCAGAACATTCTTTTTCTGGCTAATTAAGAACTCTATTTCGCTCAAAAGCATCCGAACCAAAGAAAGCACTTTCTACATCTCCAGTCCAAGCAGATTCAAATTCTCTGGCGAACGATGCTTCATTGAATGTCGTATAATTCCAATATTTCTATTGGTACTGACTATCTCTTACTCTTAAAAAAGAGAAAACCTTTTCGAGAAATTTCTCACTAATTTCCCTACTCCTCTTCACGAGGATAGTCGATACAGGTTCCATTTAAATACCACTTTTTTTCTTTCTTTTTATATATAGGTAAATGTGTATAATGCACTCCATATACTATTTTCTTTAAGCCTGAGAAAGATATTCTATTTTTATATTTTTCAAATAATTCTGGTAAAGTACAATTCTAAAAATCTTTTCTTATTGTTAAGATTTCTTGATTGGAAAAAATAGCTTTACCGTTATTTTCACCCTACTAGGTAATTATCATCTAATCTTTTGCTCTTATTGGATAATTGTATTGACCTATCTCATTATAACTATTCCCAGCATTTATATTAGAAATAATGCTATTTGTAGAAATATTATATTTGCACTAAATGTCTGATAATGATAAAGATAAATTATTTTTTAGATCTTCTTTTATCGCAAGTATAATATCAGGTGAAATTTTATAATTTCCCCCAGTATTATTGCCACCCGGATTCATATTATATCCATTTTCATAGCTTTTATATTTATCTATATAATATTTTTCTAATTCATTTAACTAATCTTTATCAAAATTTTCTGACTAAGCTATTATTTCATAATCAAAATTTTCAAATCCATATTTTCTCAATGCAGCATAAAAAGCATTTTTATATGCCTAAGAATTTGGATTTTTATAATTATTCTTATGACTTATATATCTTCTTCTTAAATCTAAAGACTAACCTATATATATTTTTCCATTAATTTTATTTGTAAATTTATAGATACCTTTCATATTATTCTCCATTATTAAGTATTTAAATAGTTTCCCACGGGATTCCCATGCATTACTGTTTAGGGTTCCCCGTTAGCCTGCTATTTTATAAGCAGACCCCTGCGAGAACACAGGTAAAGTTTTATAGGGCACTAACATATGTTCACCCTCATCCTTCATGTCTTGAATGAATGTAGAATCTTGAAGACCGACTTTCACCGGTAATCGCCATGTTCCACCAAGTACCATACATCTTTCTGGTTGCATTAACATTCGTACTAAGAAACCAATTAATCTATCATAGGGGAATGTATTTTTATAACCGGCTGTTGTTATAAAGACTTGGCTCTTATTTAGTGGTTCTTCTTTATGAACCGTACCATCGAGCGCTCGACGACTAACCGCCATAGTAGGAATAATAACTTCGCGCAAAATTTTATCATCAACACCCACGCACTCTTCAACAACACCGCCATGTCGACGCTGTCCTCTGGAGCTCTCGCGCGCCGCAAGGTTATCTAATTCAGAACCATTTTTAAAAATATATTTACAATGATCTTTACTTTCTTGTGTTTTGCCTCGCCGCCAATCAATTTCTCTTGCAAATGCGGGAATAAGTGTACAGATTTCTTGCACTTTTGAAGATAAGATACTAGCTGCTTGCTCTTTGCCGCCCGATGTCACGAATAACTTGCATCGTGGGTATAATACACAACGGCACATCAATGCCATAACGGTCAGAAACGATTTTGAAAACGCTCGGGGATAGACCGCATAAACATACTAATATCGCGTTACTGCCCGCAGGAAAATGCGCTAATAAAAATAGAATTTAAATTCTCCTTCTTTAGCTTCAGTTCTAGAACCTCTTACTAAAAAATCAACAAAAAGATCAGGATATTCACGCCAAAAGGAAATGTAATTGCGCATAGCCGGTAGTATGGCGCGCAATCTTTCTTCAGAAATACCAATTTTTACTGTAACGCCTTGGCCTTGTAATAAATCTTTTAAATTGGTGGATATATTAGTATTTTGTTCCTGTAATAAATCCTTTAACGCCATTATTCCTCATCCTCCTAAATTACAGATTCTAAGTAAGATGTATCCTTTTCACTCTCTTCTTCTAAGAATTCATTATACTCTACAAAATCTTCATCTTTAAGAGAACGTTCAATATTCTCAATGTCGCCATCTTCATCTAACTCTAAGTCTTCATCTTTGCGATCATCTTCTTTAGAGTTATTTTTTATGGCCTACTCTATTAAATCGCCTAAATGCATTTCTTCTGTAACTAACTAATAAGTATAGCGTTGCATATCGCGCAAAGTAAAATCTACTTGATCTTGCGGAGATGTTGTATAATATCTAGGAATAAAACCCTCTTTTTCGCATAAAGCCACAATTTCGCCAATAGAGTCAACAAATTCACCTTGCGCACTTTTATTTTGAACTGCGGTAAAATTGCCGGACTTCATTAGCATATCATAAGTTTTTGACATCTTCTAAGCGCCTTCTACATCTCCTATATCAAGTAACTAGTCAGTTTTCAACGAAGTTTTGCAGACTTTGCGCAAAATGTCAATATGGCCCGCAGATTGAATATCATATGAATTCATCATTTCATTATATAATTTTTCAAGCTAAATCCATTCTTCTGGTTTATAGCTTTTGCCCCATTTCAGCAAAAGATAACGCTTATCTTCTTCCGTTAAATCAATTGTTGGCATATCAATATCCGCATTAGGCTCATAAGCGACGGGAGCTGGCGCCTCTTTATCCTCATAAACTGGTATTGCCAATTCTCCCTCAGGAATAACAATTTTATCTTTTTGTATAGCCTCTGTAATTTCACTGGCGCTATATCCTTGGCGCTTCATGGTTTCTTTAATCTCTTTATCCGCCAAATCCTAAATAAATTGTGTATCTTTCCAACGATATTCTTTCCATTGTTTAAGTTTCATTGCTGAAAGATATCGACCTAGTATCGTCATACCGCTTACTTTAGACTTATCTTTCGCATAACTACTCATTAATTTATTCCATACTGTTGGAACATATGGAACATCACACTCTTGTAATATCCATAAATAAGTATCTGGATCCCAATTATCAACATGCATAGAAATACATTTTTTACATTGATGTAATTTACCTTCTGGATATTTTTCTAAATTATTAGAGCTATAAAATTCTTTTTCGCTCATTGTTTTATTACATTTTTCGCAATAAAAATTAGCCATTTTCAATCTGCCTCTCTTCTAATTTTATTTCGTTTACTACGACATTCTTTACACAAGCTATAAAGTCCATCTTTCGCAGCATTATTACGAGTAAAATATTTAGGATGACGCAGTTTTATTTTTCCGCAACCATTACATGTTTTAAATGTACCTTGTTTAACATGAGTATAATACCACTAAAGCCATTCGTCTAAAGCTGCTGATGCTATTAATTCTGGTATTTTTTGACACCAAACATTAGAAATATAAACATCGTCATAAGTAACATTAAATTCTTCTTGTAATATTTTTTTAATTTGCGCATTAGATACGCCATCTACTTTACATTCGATTATGCGCTCGTAAATAGGGCGTTCGCGCATAGCCGCAGTAGCTACACGATCAAAATCTTCTAATAAATACCAAATGTCGCTATTAAAATTACCCCATGAATCTTGGCGCAAATGAGAGTAATTGCGCAAAATAGCTCCGCACACTTTAGGATCAGTTAATGAAACTCCAGAAAAAATAGGGTATTGGTCGGAACCAATACCCTCAAATTTTTCTTCTATTGGTAAAGAATAAGCAGAATGAGTCAGTTTAGTACATACTATTGGACGCTAATATGCAGCTTTTATTATATACTAATCTTTGCGCAAATCTATAATAGTGCGCTTAGCTATATATGCCGCGCGTCCGGTCAAATTTTTTAGTCTTTTTTCCCATAGTTCAATAGCATCTCTTAATTGTCGTAATTCTGGTATTTCTTCTAAATCTTTTTTAGTAATTGATATTTTAGGTTGAAAAATTATATTTTTATCTTCTCTTATTAAATGGTAAAGACTATCTTCTCCATTTTCAAATTTGGAGACAAGATTTTCAAAAGAGATTTCTCTTTTATTTATAGTAACCATACGATTAGAGGTAAGGATATTTTTTCGCTCACCTTTAATTCGTTTTTCTTGCTTTTCTAAACCAAGAATTAAATAATCAGCTAAAGATTCCAAATAAGCTTCAGAAGGCTAAGTGTCTAGCTCTTCTAATTCAGCCAATATAGAATTTACTAATTCTTTTCTTTCTTCTGGAGTTTCTAAAGTATAATCTAATCGTAGAATAAAATCCACCTCCAGTTTCTAAATATATTGTAACAAAAAATTTTTCAATTGTCAAATTTTGCCCACTAGTTGACAAAATGGAATTTTTTTAGTATAATAAAGAAAAAAGATTAAAAAAGGAGAATAGAAATATGAATACTATTATTAGAAAAATTGATACTTTAGGAAGAATAGTAATTCCCAAAGGTATGCGTTTATAGTTAGGGCTTTTGGAAGGTGATGAAGTTGAATTGGCGGTAAATGGTGATAAGATAGAAATGCGCGCAGTGGTAAACCGGTCGGACAATGAGAGATACGAAATTGCGAGAGAGGTGCTTAGAGAGTTAGGGGTAGAGATACCTGAGGTACTTAAAAAATAATTTCCCAGAATATGGGAAGGGGTAAGAGAGGAGTTTGAGAAAATCGTGGTTTCGATTTATTTGAATTTTTGGTGGGAGTATGGACTAGGGGAAACGAGTTTCGTATCTTGAAAAGCAGATTTTCCCACAATATTACCCCCCATTGTATCTTGAAAAAAATACTTTATGCTTTTCCGGCATTTTTTGACCGCCTGGGCATTTTGCACAAAACCGGCCCCTGTAGATCCCCTGATTTTGTGCAAAAGGTAGAACAGTTGAAAAATGCTGAATTTGTGCTTGCATTCTGTAAAATCCGTGCTATAATCACAATGTAAACAGTGAACGGCAACAAAAATGGTTCTTTCCTGGGCGGTCAAATTTCTCTTAGCAATAAAGGAAAGTCAAAAATCCATTGCCTTGAATCTTGAAAAGTGAATATCAAAAAGCACAAGTCAAACACATTTTCAATTATTTCTAAGGAGGAAATAACAATGTTTAATTCACAAAATCGTCAGGCTGAATCTCTCAAAAGGGATGTTATCAATGGGGCAGTTTCTGAAATTATCATGAAGGCCCTGCACAATAGCGATCCCAAAGAATTCCTCGCTAAGTATAGCAAGCAGGCGCAGGCCCGCTATGAAACTGTTTGTAACGAATTAGATTCTATGGAGGATGATGAAACCGTCCCCATCGAAGTGCTTCGGGCAAAAATCAGGGAAGAAAAGCAAGCTCAAGAAATTCAATGGGCAACGGATGATTTGATTGATTCCATTGTCAATCTTACCCAAAAATGGGACGATTTCATCGAGACTGTAATGATTCCTACGGAGGAATGGGGGCGCTAAACCCCCATTCCACCACAATATAATTAATTAAAGGAGAACAAAATACAATGTTTATTATCTTCAGAAACGACCGTAAAGAGGCCATTTACAACCTCAATCTCGTAACTAACTTTATAGGCGTATCCACTATTAGCAAATTGTTTAATGTTTCACCCACTGCCATAGATAGTAGCTTTTTTCTTAGTGGATATGGAGAACCGCATGCAGTATTAGCTTGGCATATCTTCCGCGGCAATAAACATTCAATTCGTATTGAAGTGAAGAATATTTCTGATATAGTAGATTGCACAGTTATCCTATTCGACGAAAACAAGGACGAAACCAAGATGGTCATCCCTGAGTCATGGGACGAGGTTATAAGCTGGGGGCTTTAAGCCCCTTGCCCACTACAATGTAACATATATGGAGGAGTCGTAAGACTCCTCCTCCAAAGAAAGGAGAACATAACACAATGGGTTACTACTATCTTGAACGCTGGGGCTATCTCTGTACAAGCCGTTGGCTTTACTACGGACGCTTCGAAACTTTCCGCGAGGCCTACGAACGGCGGAAATACTTAGAAAACCGCTATGGCGGCAAATTCCGCATTTACTGGAAGAAGGAAGAGGAGGAGGCCTAAGGCCTCCTCCAAAGGAAGGAGAAAATATCATGGATAACTATGAAGCAATGCACGAACTCGTAAAAGACAAGCCTCTTGAATGGTTGGAGGGTCAAAAATTCATGAACGACATGAACGATCACTGGTCACGCCTTGACTATATGTGGGATACAGTCTTGAGCGAAGCGATTCACGAAGCAAAGGAGGCGCTGAAACATGGGAACACCTGATTACTGGGAAATCATTAGCGACTATATGGAGGAGGTTACCGAATGGGCTGATTATGAAGCCGACATGGAAACCGATCCATATAAGGAGGAGGCCTGAGGGCCTCCTCTCTTTATATCCTTGTGTATATGCAATACTTGTATATACAACCAACGAATATACGCAATACTTGTATATACATAATTAGTGTATATGCAATACTTGTATATGTATAATCAGTATATATACAATATTTGTATATACATACATAATTAGCACATATGCGATACTTGTATATATAATTAGTGCATATACAAGCATATTCATCGTAATTCGGGGTGCAGCCCGAATTTTGTATATTTATACTGCATAAATGAATATTTGAATATTTATACATCCACTAAATTGTATATTTATTCCCAAAATTAAATTCATTTTTCTGTATAAAAAATAATTTGATTTTTTGAAAATAAGGTATTGACAAATCTCGGATTATGCGTTATAATTAAGGAGAACTAAGGGAAGGAACAACCCTAAAAAACCAGGAAGGAATTTTAAAATGAAACTTGTAATTTACAATACCTACGATGGCACTTATGATTCCATTACCACCACTGACTACGATTCCTACAGAGCTATGATGAGAGCCGGATATGATCCCTCTGAATGGATCGTAGAACGCGAGGAGCCGCTTGATTAAGCGGCTCCCCTTTTTCATCTGAAATAATAAGAAAAAAAATGAAATTTTCCAGAAAAAATACTTGACAAATCCCGAAATACGCGCTATAATTAAAGAGAACTTAGGGAAGGAAAACCCAACAAACCAGGAAGGAAATTTGAAATGAAAATTATCGAAGTCGTAGGAACAAATATCAAGATCAGCGTAAGCAATGCTCAAGAAATGTATTCCATATTCTTCCAGCTCCATAGCTGGGGAACGCTGAAAATCGACAATGATATATATCCTGCAGATCTTCAGACCGGATACACAAAAGGTTACTTTCAAGCGAAATATTGGGGCTGATGCCCCAATATTTTTATTTTAAAATGAATATTCATTTTTTGTATATGCAAGTTTTAGAATGAATATTCATGCATATGAATGAATATTCATTTTTTTAAATGAATATTCAAAATCATTCAGCGGCCCGCTGACCAGCGCAGCGGGCCGAGTTCTCTATAGACCCCTATAGGCTCAAAAAAGTTAACAAAAGTGCGCATATCGGCGCTTGGCGCCCAGTCCCATAATGTCATAAAAATTTTTTAAAATTTTCAAAAAATTTTACTTGACTTTTTGATAAAAATATGCTATAATAATTGTACCAAAAGAAAGGAGAATAATTTGAAAATGAAAAAGGATAATTTGTATTTTTACGGTCTGATTTTTATCTTGATCCTCCTGGCGGTTCTGTCCATTCTCTTAGTGGAAGATCAGCGGCTGGTAAAGATTGAAACCTATTCTGTAGGAATGGAAGTTACAGAAAAAACTATCCAACAGCCAGAAAACGCTAAGATTTTTTCGCTTGAAGGTAGCGGGGAACAGGTTCGTATGGAAGTTTCCAGTTCAAATTACAAACGATATAATACCGGCGATATTCTTGAAGTTGAAATTACTGTAGAGGAAAGCAAACTCACACACATTCAATTCAAATTCTATAAAATTCTTGGATATTGTGGGGATTAAAAAAATAATCCCCACTTTTTTAAAAATAATACTTGACAAATAGCCAAAAGGATGCTATAATGTAGACAGATAAAAGAAAGGAGCTAATCCAAATGGCTATTAAAAGAAACGCTACGGTTCATGTTTCCGTTGAGCGTATTGACCGCATGAATTATATTATTGACCACCTGGGCGACTTTGGGGATGAAATTCTTCTTGAAGCTATTGTCCGTAATCCGCAGGGCATTAACCGACTGTATCAGATCACTAATAAAGGCGTGATGATTATTCGTCCCTTAGATGATACAAGTTTGGTAGTTACTGCTTGGATTGCTACGATGGATCAAGCTATGAAAATGGCAAGAATGCTGAACAGACACCGCATCCCCGATAGCTTATACAAGCGCATAATCGCTAATAAAAACCTTTGTATGGGGCAACCGTAAGGCTCGCCCCATACTTTCAAAAAATAATAATTGATTTCTAAATAAAAATAGAGTATAATTTAAATAGAAAATAAAAGGAGGGAGGAAAAAATAAAAATGAATCTTTATTTTGATATGGATGGAACATTAGTTGATTACTATGCACGAAAGGACTGGCTTGAAGATTTAAAAAAGGAACAAATTACCGCCTTCCTTTTAGCTAAACCGCTATATAATGTATGGGATTTTTCTTGTTTACTTTGTGAATTGCAAAGAAAAGGTCATAAAATCAATATCATTTCTTGGCTTCCGAAGAATGCCTCAAATAAATATGCAGAACGAGTAAAGCAAGCAAAATTACACTGGTTAAAAGAAAACCTGCTTGTTTATCCCGATGAGATCCAGATTGTTCCCTATGGGACGAATAAAAAAGAGGTCGCAGGAGCGCAAAATGGTATTCTGTTTGATGATGAAGAACAAAATCGAAAAGATTGGGGCGCAAATGCTTTTTCTCCCGCAGTAATGGAAGAAATTTTGCGGCAAATGGCGCATCAGAACCACTAAAAGCCAGCTTTTCGGCTGGCCGCTGTGGTGCGCAGCGGCCAGATTTTGATTTTATTTTCATTTTATAATTCATTTTTTGATTTGAATTTGATTTTATTTTTTTTCGATTTTTTCCCAAAATTATGCTTGACTTTTGGCGCTTGGTATGATATAATAGAGCCAGAAAGTGAAAGGAGAATACTAAAATGGTTTATGGGTATCCTTGCTGTTCTTGTCCCTACTGGTGGCAGGAAGAAGATGAAAATTTCCTCCCCTCTTGCAGGTATGTAGGCGATCCTAAATATGCGCCTTGCGCTATTGAAGAAGATTACCCCTCTGACGATCCTGCGATTTGGGAAGAAGAGGATGATGATTATGATCCGGTCCTGGCGCGAGAAGTTTTTGAAGATATGATGCAATAATACGAAAGGAGAAAAAAATTATGAATTTTATTAAGAATATTAACCTCACTGAAGAAGAGCGTGAAGCTATTAAAACTGTAGCAAAATTGACCAATGATCTTTTTTATGGTCTTGATGCAAATGAAACAGCTCGTTTTGATAGCATTATGAGAGCATCATGGGGTGGTGACGACGATCCTGATTGTAGCAGTATTGAAGTTGGTATTTGTGACCTGTCTTGCCTCCTCGACAGCCTCCAAGAAAATATCAACCAATTCAATAAAGGCATTGACCTCAATTAAAACTAAAAGACCCGCCTAAGCTTATCCCTTGGGCGGGCCGTTTTCTGTCAAAACGGCCCGCATTTTATCTTATTTGGTAGTTACTTAAAAATTTTTCTCAAAAAATCTGAAAATAATACTTGACAAATATCCCATAATGTGCTATAATGATTACAGTCAAGGGGGCGAGTGAGTAGTAACTCGTAAAAATAGCGACTACCTCAATCACCGAGGCTCCAGAAGTGGTGATGGGAGCATGGGATTCAGTACCACATGAATTTTCAAAGAAATTTGAAAATCCCCCTTGACAAACTTCCAAAAGTATGCTATAATAACAATGTAATCAAGAGACGGAAAACTCTTAAAACCAGAAAGGAACAATAAAATGGAGAACAAGACTTATACCTATACCTTTGGCAACATCACTATCACTGGCTCCAAGGAGCTGATCGACCAGATCCGCCAGGAGCAGGCTGAAATCGCCAGAGAGCTGGCTACTTCCAACTAAAACAATCCCCTTTCCTCCTTTCTTTCCAGGGCAGTCCATTAACTTGGGCTGCCCGCTTTCGCACAAAGCGGGCAGAGTTTTAATATTTCAGCACATTATACAAAAAAATTGTCAAAAAATTGTACAATATTACTACTTGACTTTTCCTATAATTATGGTAAAATGTTATTGTAATCAAATACTACTTGGAGGTCTTATCATGGAAGGTTTCTACAAGGTCGTCCCCAATAATGGCGGAACCTATATCACAGCTGTTTTCTTCAATCCCACCACCAAGGAGATTCGTGACAAGTGCGTTCGTGACTATGATTATTCTGATTGCAGTCGGGATGATGATGAACTTTATTACATGCCCGTCAATCAGGAAGTCCGTCGCCAGTATCTCCGCTTTATCGGCTATATCCAGGAGGGAGATCTGATCAGAGTGTT